GGGGTTTGCCCGATTTCGATGCGCGTGTTGAAGGTCCTGCACCTGCGCAACGACATAGAACTGGCCGCATTGGGCGGCGACTGGCCGGCCATGGGAGTGCGTCGTCTGGGCGGCGCGTTGGACGTTGGACGCACGCCAGTTCGATTTGTGGGCGCAGGGGCAGGTAAGCGTATTCAGGCGCAGGGCCGAGGCGGCTCAGCCGACCGTGCAGATTGCAGTCTCGCATGAGTTTTGCTCTAGGAGGGATGATGGGGTATTTGACGACGGCCGAGGTGGCCGAACTGTTGCATGTGAAGCCGGATACGGTGCGCAAGTGGCGGCAGGAAGTGGGCAAGGGGCCGCGTTGGACGCGCTGGCCGGGCACGAGGCTGGTCCGGTACGAGAGCGCCGAGGTGGAAAGGTGGCGCCATGCCGGGCAGAATGGATAGGCAACGTGTGCCGCCAGCCGTCTCGGCCGAGGTCATCGAGCGGTGGGGCAACGACTGCTGGCTGGGGATGCCCGGCTGCACGAACCACAGCGACACCACGGACCACATCGTGCCGCATATCGCGGGCGGGCCCACCGTGCCGGCGAACCTTCGCCGCGCGTGCAAGCACTGCAACTCGCTTCGGGGCGACCGGACGCTTAACGGGTATGGCGCGCTTATCCACGCGGTCATCGGCCCTCCGGCTGGCGGTAAGTCAACGTATGTTGACATGCACCGGCAACCGGGGGCCGTGGTGCTGGACTTCGACGCACTGGCCAAGGCCATGATGCCGGGCTCGGACGCCGAGCACGTCACCGTGGAATGGGTGAGGCGTATGGCATCGGGGGCATGGTACGGGGCCTACCGGCACATGGTGCGTGTCACGGAACCGGTGGAGCTGTGGCTGGTGAAGACCCTGCCCTTCACGCCGCGAAGCCCTCGGCTGCTGGACGAGTGGATCGCCCTGGACTATGACATCACGGTCTGCGACCCCGGCAAGCAGGAGGTGATGGACAGGCTCAGGGCGCGAGGCATGGACGTTGGTAAACGGTTGCAGGCCGGCGTGCTCCAGTGGTACCGGCAGGGCATCACTCAGACCGGCATCGATGCGAGGCTCAAGGCTCGCAGGTCAAGGCTCGCGGCCCTCGGGCTCGCCAACGGACCCGATGCCGGCCCGATCGGCTCGCAACCGGCGCGGCCGGCATGGTGACCGTCGTTTTTTTTGAGAAGCGAAGCGAAGGAACACCCCGCGCCCACCGTTTTTGGTTCCCCACAAAACAATAAAAAAAGCCCGAAAATAGGGACGGCACCCCAAAATCAGGCTATGAAAATGCTTCAAACAGGGAATATACACCATTACTGTGATTGGAGCAATTTCTCATGACAGGTTTCGAGGGCTTGGAGAACGCGGGACTGATCGAAGGACCGCAGGAAAAGGCCACACGGGAGTTCATCAAGGAGTACCGGGACGGCAAGGCCGAGAACCCGATGGCCGACTTCATCTATTCATCGATGCTGAGCATCGCCCGCAACATCGACGTGCAGAACGCGCGCGGCCGCGAGATAAGCCGCAACATGACCAGTCTTCTGGGCTATATCCAACAGCTCGAGGGCATGTACGACACGATGGACGACGACCCCGAAATCACCGAACTGCTGGGCAAGGCGGCGCGATGAACCACGACCAGCCGCCATCCTTGCAACCGCGCCACGCGACCGCGCGTAACCAGGAACGCGCCACCGACGGCGCTCTCGTGGCCAGGTTCAGCGAACTGCTGGGCAAGCCACTCATCCCGTGGCAACGCCAGGTCATCGATGTCATCAGCGAGATCGACCCGTCCACCGGCACCTACTGGTACGACGAACTCGTGCTCACCGTCCAACGACAGGCGGGCAAGACCACCATCACCAAAAGCTACGACGTGCGCAACTCGTTGTGGGGGCCGGACCGCAAGACCTGGTATCTCGCCCAGACCGGCAAGGACGCCAACGACCAGTTTCGCGATTTCGTCAAATCATGGCGCAAATCGAGACTGCGGAAACTCGCCAAACCACCCCGCCTGAGCAACGGCAGCATGGCCTTGGAGTTCAAGAACGGCAGCCAGCTGAGGCCGGGCGGCGCGACCGAGGCGGCCGGCCACGGCGTGCAGGGCGACCTGATCAACGTGGACGAGGTATGGAGCCTGTCAAAACAACAGGCGAAGAACCTCAAGGACGGTTTCATCCCCACGACCACCACGCGCCTGAAGCTCACCGGCGTGAGACCGCAGATATGGTGGACGAGCACGGAGGGCAACGCCAGCAGCGAGTATTTCAACGACCGCCTGGACAGGCTGAGGGCCGGCGATATCCCCGACCGTACCGCGTTCTTTGATTTCGGCATACCGTTCGATGCCGACCCGGAGGATCTCGAAACCATATGGCGATATCACCCGGGGGCCGGTTATTTGTTCGATTTCGACCAATTGGCCGGGTTCCGCCGTCAGTTCGACGACGACGCGGAGGGTTGGGCGAGGGCGTTCGGCAACATCCGCGACGCCGGCAGCACAGACAGGGCCATCGACTCCCTGCTGTGGGCCGACACCATGGACGAGCCGGTCACGCCGGAGCATGGGATGCGCGTGTGCTTCGGCGTGGGCGTGCCCCTGGACGCGACCCACACGGTGATAGCCGCCTGCATCGGCGTTGGCGGGGGACTGCCGCCGCTCGTGCAGATCGTTGACGACCTGCCGGGCACCGGCGAATCGCCCGCGAGACTGCTGGCCCTCCAAAACGACTACAGGGCACCGGTATGCATCGACCCGCGCGGCCCCTCCGCCGCCTTGGCCGATGTGCTCGCCAATGCCCATGACCCGCACACGTTCGAGCGCGTCTACCGGCTGTCGGACATGAGGGCGGCAGATGCGGTGACGGCCCCGCAATCGTTCGTAAGCGCGTTGGAGCAACATAATCTCACGCACGCCTCGGACAGGCTGGCCGACGAGCAGGTGTGCAGGGCCACGAAACGCAAGAGCGGCGACGCATGGCTGTGGAACCGTTCGGCCGGCGACGTGAGCGCGTTGGAGGCCATGACGATGGCCTACTGGGGATACATGCACCTGCCCGAATGGGAGGCCGACGATATCCAGGTCTTCTGACGACATGCCGCTGGATGCCGCCCAATGCCGCTGGATGCCGCATCGTCATGGACAGAACCGGCCGCGCCGGTGCATGGTTGGGGCCATGAATCTCGTGGAACGCCTGCTCAACCGGATGGCGCCGGCCTACCGCGCGGCCACCGGACCGGAAGGCCCGCTGACGACCCCGCCGGCCCGTACCCCGGCCGACCGCGACGTGCTGCACTACAGCACCGTGTTTCGCGCCGTCCAGATTCTGGAGACCAGCATCGCGGGGCTGCCCCTTCGTCAGTTGCGCGATGGCGTGGAGATCGTGCCCCAACTGCCGATAATCTCCCGCCCCGACCCCAACCGTCATCGCAGCGAGTTCGTCCGTCTGACCGTGGGCGACATGGTGGTGCGGGGCGAGGCATTCTGGCTGAAATTGAGAGGCCTGGACGGCACCGTGAAAGGTCTGCGCGTGCTGCCCGCCTCGTTGGTGAGCATCACGGACCTGAGCGGCGACCCCGCGAACCCGTGGAAGCAATACGGGTACATGGGCAACGTCTACCGCGATGAAGATATCCTTCACCTGCCGTTCGTGAGCATTCCCGGCAGACTGCATGGACTGGGACCCGTGGAGGCCGGCCGTGCGGAAATCAACGGTGCCATGGACGCGAGGGATGCGAAGGCCATGTGGTTCGACGAACCCGCCCAGCCGTCCGGCATCCTCTCCACGGACAAGATGATCAACGACGAAATCGCCACCAACACCAAGCAACGGTTCGAGAAGAACATGAAGGGCGTCAAGGTCATCGGCGGGGGCATGACCTACACGCCGTTGCTGCTCAGCCCGTCCGACATGCAGTATCTGGAAACCCAGAAATTCGACACCACCCTGCTTTCCCGACTGTTCGGCATCCCGCCCAAGCTCATGCTCGCCGAATCCGGTTCGAGCCTGACCTACAGCAACGTGGAACAGGAATGGAGCCAGTTCGCTGACTTCACCCTCAACGCCTACGTGCAGCCGATGAAGGACGCGCTGAGCATGGTGATACCACGCGGCCAGACCATCGATTTCGGCTGGGACTCGTTCCGCCGTTCGGACACGAAAACCCGCATGGAGACCTACAAGATCGCTATCGAGGCCGGCGTGATGACCGTGGACGAAGCCCGCTCAAGGGAGAACATGCCCCCGCTCGGAGGCTCACAGGAAGGAACAAACACCGATGAAGCATGAAATCGGATTCAAGGGGCGAATGCTCGCCCGCTCCGAGGACGACGGTGACGGGCGCACCATCGAGGGCGTGGCCGTGCCGTTCGGCGACGTCATCGACGTGTGGGGCGAACGCGAGACCTTCGACCCCGACACCGTCTTCGAGGGGCTCGACTCCGCGAAGCTCTACTACCAGCACGACACCCTTATCGGCTCCATCACATCCGGCGAGAACCGCGAGGACGGCCTGCACATCACCGCGCGCATCGCGGACACCCAGCAGGGGCGCGACGCCGTGGCCCTGCTGGACGAGGGGGCCCTTGATTCGCTCAGTGTGGGCTTCGTTCCCATCGAGGACCGGAAGGACAAGGACGGCGTGACCCATCGCAGGAAGGTCCGGCTCTTGGAGACCAGCCTCGTGAGCTGGCCGGCCTATGAAAACGCGAAACTCACCAACCATCGCAACAACAATCAGGAGGAAACCCCAATGACCGAACAGGCCGAGAAATGGACCGAAGCCCTGGCCAAGCTCACCAACCGCCAGGACGAACAGGCCGAGATTCTGCGCGGCATCGAGACCACGCTGACCAGCCGTCTCAATCAGCAGCGCGGCACGTCGCCGCTGGGCGAATACCACAGCCAGGGCGAACTGCTCAAGGCGCTGGTGTCCGACGACACCGGCAAGGCCGAAGCGGCTCGGGAAGCCTACAATGCGCTGTTGTCCCGTGACTACACCGGTTCCGTAGTGGCGGACGCCGACCCGCAACCCACCTGGATCGCCGACCGCATCCGCATTCTGGAGCAGAAACGCAAGATCGCCACGCTGCTCACCCATCAGCCCCTGCCGGCGGAGGGAATGAGCATGAGCTATCTCGTGCTCAAATCCGACACGCACACCGTCGCCAAGCAGGCGAAGGAAGGCGACTCGCTGCCCTTCGGCAAGGTCACGTTCGGCGACGAATCCGCCGTCATCGACACATACGGCGGCTACGGCGACCTGAGCCGCCAGCGCATCGAACGCATGCCCGTGGGGGACGTGAGCTTCGAGATGCGTTGCCTGACCGCGGCCTACGCCCGCGCCACCGAGAACGCGGCCCGAACCGCGCTCTACGGTTCCATCGAAGCCATTGGCGACACGGACAAACTGGCCGTGGGAAAGACCGCCGATGCTCTGAAGCCCAACGACTGGATCGATCTCATCATCGACGCATCGGCCAAGTTCGACGACGTGAACGCAACCCTGGACTACATCGGCGTGAGCCCGGACGTGTTCAAGGCCATCGCGCACCTGACCGACGAGGGCAACCGTTTCCTGGACGTCTCCGGCCAAGGCTCGGACACGCTCGGCTCGCTCGACCCGGCATCAATCAGCGGCCGACTGCTCCGCCAGGACGTGCGTATGCTCGATGGCGCGCCGAACGGCACCGTGGTGTTCATGGACAAGAGCGCCGTGACCATGTGGGAGTCCAACGGCTCCCCGTTCCAGCTCCAGGCCGACAACATCATCAACCTGACCCGCCAGTTCAGCGTCTACGGCTACGCCGCGTTCGGCACCACGTTCAAGCAGGGCATCCTGCCCGTCAAGTTCGCCGCCGCCTGACCATGAGCGACACCGAACAGGACCCGCTCACCAGCAGACTGGCCTATCTCGCCGGGACCATGGACGATGACGACAGGCCCACGCTATCGGACATGCTGAAGACCGCGCGCGCATACCTCGCCCCACACATCGCCGGCTACACACTGGCCCAACCACTGCTCGATGACGTGGTGCTTGGCATCTCCCTCGATCTATGGCAGGCGAAGGACGCGCGCAACGGCATCGTCGGCCTGACCGTGGACGGCGTGGAACCGTTCAGAATCAGCACCGACCCGATGCGCAGCGCATGGCCGAAACTGCGCGCCGCCGGCATACCCGCCGGCATGGGGGTGTCATGAGCGACTACGACAACACGGTCGCCGAACTGACCGAAAAGCTCACGGGGCTACGGCGCAGTCGTCACACAGGTGACCGACGATCCCACGCTGGTCAAACCCTCACCGGGCAAGGCCAGCATCTGGATAGAACCACCTGATTTCACATGGGAGGGATGGCACCCCTACCCGCCGGAAATCACCATCAAGCTCATGGTCACGGCCGGCACCCCCACCACCCAGCAGAAGGCCATCCCCCTCATCATGCAGGTGCTCGAACTCATGCACCAGGAGAACCTGCCCCTGCGCAGCGCCACCGCCTCAGGCTTCAACCTCGCCGACGCGGGCACGCTCGCCGCATACGAAGTCACTTTGAACGCCATCTAACACGAAAGGAAACAACCATGGCAGACAAGATTCGCACCCTGGGACCGGGAAGCCTGGTCATCGGTGCCGCCGACGACCAGCGCAGGCTCGACGTGGACTGCACGAGCGTGGAGCTCGCCCCCGACAATTCCAGCGAGGACCCCGACACCTACCTTGATGGGCACGAGGAAGGCGGGGAGCTCACCTCCACCTGGAAGCTGTCGGGCAGCATCGGCGAGGACTACAGCATGGAGGGCGCGCAGGTGTGGTGTCTGAACCACGCCGGAGAGCGGAAGACCGCCAAGTTCATACCGAACAACAAGGGCTCCCTCCAACTGGACATGACCGTGACCATCGCGCCCATCGCGTTCGGCGGCGACGTGAAGACCCGCAACAAGAAGGACTTCGAGTTCTCGGCCACCAACGTGAAGGCCAGCGCCTACACGGCCACGGCCAGCGCGTGATGGCCGAAAAGGCGTTGTACGTGGTCGGCCAGAAACGGTTCGTGGCCACGATGCGCAAGGCCGGCGCCGACCTCAAACAGCTCAAGGAGGTCAACCGGCAGGCGGCGGGCGTCGCACTGCCGGCGGTCAAGGCACTCGCCCCGCGCGGCAGGACCGGCCGACTGGCCGGCAGCGTGCGAATCGGCGCGACCCAGAAGGCCGGCATCATCCGCGCCGGCCGCAAATCGGTGCCCTACGCAGGAGTCATCAACTACGGCTGGCCCCGACGCCGCATCGTCGGACGCCAGTTCGTCAACAGTGGTGTCGCCTCCACCGAACCACAGTGGACGCGCCTCTACAAGCAGTACGTCGACAAGACATTGGAACAGATCAAGGGAGCATAACCCATGCGCAACATCGCGAAAGTCACCTACACCGACGGCCACACCAGCGAGGCCCCGCTCACCCCGCGCGTCATCACCTCATGCGAGGAACACGCGCAGAAGGAGGGGTGGGCCGCCGGCGACGGCAGCCGAATCCGCCAGTCCTACTACATGGCGTACCTCGCGATGAGGTTCGCCGGCAACACGTCCAAACCATACGACCAGTGGCTCGACGACGTGGACGACATCGACGTGGAGACCCCGGAAAACCCTACCGAATAGGCGAGTGGCCCGACGACTCGCTCGGCAAGCTCAGCGTCATCCTCGCCCACCACTTCGGCGGCACGCCGTGGGCATGGCGCAACGAGGCCAGCGAACTGGACTGGGGCACCGCGATAGGACTGCTCGAACAGGAGATGGAACGCATGGAGGAGGCGGAACATGGCGCGTAGCGCGATCATGTCGGTGAGAATCACCGGCAACAGCGACGACGCCGTGAAGGCGTTCAGCAAGGTCACCGGCAAAGCCGCCGCCTTCGGCAGCTTCATGGGCGGCATGGCCGTCAAGGGCGTGACCGCCCTGTGGGACAAGCTCAAGGGCTTCAGCGCCGCCGTCGTGGACATGAGCGACAGCACCGACAAGTTCAAGCAGACCATGGGCTTCGCCGGACTGGACACCACCGCCATAGACCAGGCCACCAAGGCCACCCGAGATTACGCGGACCGCACGGTCTACGACCTCACGACCGTGCAGAACACCACCGCCCAGCTCGCCGCCAACGGCGTCAAGGACTACGTGGGCCTGACCGAGGCGGCAGGCAACCTGAACGCCGTGGCAGGCGGCAACGCCGACACGTTCAAAAGCGTGGCCATGGTCATGACCCAGACCGCCGGAGCCGGCAAGCTCACGACGGAGAACTGGAACCAGCTGACCGACGCCATCCCCGGCGCGGCCGGCCGGCTCCAGGAATCCATGCTCAAGGCCGGCGCGTACACCGGCAATTTCAGGGACGCCATGGAGAAGGGCGAGATCACGGCGGACGAGTTCTCCGCCGCGATCATGGACCTCGGCATGAGCGACGTCGCCAAAGAGGCCGCGACCAGCACCTCCACCATGGAGGGAGCCATGGGCAACCTCGAGGCCGCCGTGGTCGGCGGCCTGACCGATGCGTTCAACCTGTTCAAACCGACGGTCACCTCCGCCATGAGCGTCGCCGCCGACAAAATCAGCGCGTTCAGCGGCAAGGCGACGACCGGATTGCAGGGCGTGATAAAGCTCGTGCGTGACGGTGATTTCAGCAGCGAATTGCGCGAAGCGTTCAACATCGATGAAGACAGTCCCGTCGTTGATTTCCTGCTCACCATCCGCGACAACGCGGTGAGCGCGTTCGATACGGCGAAGCAGAAGGCCGGCGAGTTCGTGGCCGCATTCCAGAACACCGGCCCGATGCAGGCCGCTGCGGACATCTTCGGCGCGGTGTGGGAGGCGTGCAAGAACCTCGCCGGCGCGGCCGGTGACGTCATCGGCCAGTTCACGCCGTTGGCGGATTCTATGGGCGGCGCGTCCGGCGCCGGCCAGGCGTTGGGTGACGCATTCAACGGCGCTGCCGATATCGTCGGCATGGTTTCGGACAAGCTCACGGCGTTCAGCGACTGGGTATCCGAGCATGCGGAACCCGTCGCGTCCGCGCTTGTGGGCATCGCGGCGGGTTTCGCCGCGTTCAAGGTCGCTTCGGCCATCAGCGCCGTCGTGTCCGCGTTGCAGGGATTCAGCGTGGCGACCACGGCCGCTTCTGTGGCGCAGTGGGCCATGAACGCGGCCATGAACGCGAACCCCATCGTCATCGTCATCACCGCGATAGCCGCGCTGGTGGCGGCTCTCGTCTACTTCTTCACGCAGACCGAGACCGGCCGTCAGATATGGGCGTCGTTCACATCATGGCTGGGATCGTGCGTGGGCAACATCGTGGGATTCTTCCAGGCGTTGCCGGGCAAGATTGGCGGCTTCTTCCAGTCGGCAGCGCAGTTCGCGACCGACAAGTGGGATGCAGTCGTGGCGTGGTTCAAGGGCATTCCGGGACGTATCACCGGCGCGATAGGCAATGTGGGGCACCTGCTGTACAACGCCGGCGCATCGATCATCAGCGGTTTCCTTGACGGTCTGAAAAGCATGTGGGATTCCGTGACGGGCTGGATTTCCGGCATCGGCGACTGGATAACCGAGCACAAGGGACCGCCGGAATACGACGCCGTGATGCTCGTCAATAACGGCCGTCTCATCATGCAGGGCTTCGCCAAGGGCTTGCGCAGCGGTTTCGACACCGACGTGCGGCGCACCATCTCACGGATCAACGGCCGTATGGGAGGGCTCAGCCTGGACGCCGGCATGAACGGCGGCACGGTGGGCGGAACCGTGGTGAACGTCACGTTCAACGCTCCGGTGGACCGTGAGGGCGTGGCGCGCGAGATCAGGAAGATTCTCGGCGATTACGACAGGAAGCGGGGCAACTAGTGCAGCAGTGTTTCATGTTCCTGGACTGGGGCGACGGCTGGAAGTCCGTCAACGACCATGCCGAGGACGTGGCCGCGTTGGCCGGCTTCAGCATCCAGTGGGGCACCGACGACCTCGCCGAACAGCCCGAACCGTCGGTGATGTCGTTCACCTTGCGGGATCGTACCGGGTGGCTCACCGGCCGCGCGCTCACATTGGCCGGGGCCCGCGTGCTCGTGCAGATCAGCGAACAGCCCACGTGGGGCATGCTCCGAGACGATATGGGCCCATGGTCGGCGCAGCATATGCGAGTGGAAGCGATGCACCAGGCTTACACGCCCGGCCTGCCTTCCAGCACGTCCAGCACGGCAATCACCCTGTTCGACGGACTGGTGCAGAACGGCGGCGACGCGCGACCGCATGGCGACGGATGGCTGCTGGAATTGAGCGCCAGCGGTCGCATGATCCTGTGGAAGAGATTGCAGAAGCAGGGGCCAACGTCATCCGACGCCAGGTATGCGGGACTGCATTGGGTCGCCGGCATGAGCGGCCGTGTGGAAGAGCTCAACCGGCGCGCCGCCGACGCCGACGCTCCCCGGGTCTCCGTATCCGGTTTGACCTCCACCGATTCCATGGCGGCCTATAAGACCGACGATTATCCGTCCCAACTGGATTTGCTGCATCGCACGTTCGCGCATGAGAGCATGTGGCCCATCTGGTACGAATACCCGGATCGTGCGGTGAGCCGTCTGGATTACATGCCGTTCGGCGTTCCCGTGACGCTCGGCGTCGATACCGTGGGACGGTTCACCGTGACCGACTGGACCGGAGAGACGCTGGACGGTTTGGACGCTGCCGAAATCATCACCGACGACGAACAGACGCTGACCATCCCGGAACCCGTCACGCAGTTCGTCATCCAGGGCAAGACCGCGAAGGCAAGCGACGGCGTGCTTGAGTTCGACCAGCACGACACCGAGCTATCCGACCTCGGCACGCTGCCGGCCAACCTGAAAACCACCCAGTCAAGCGTCACCGTTGAAGCCGACGTGGTTTCAGCGGACGAAAGCGGCGGAGTGTGGACCCGCGCAGGCGGCACCGTATGGACGCCTGGCGACGATGAACGCGCGGCGTTCTCCCGTCTGCTCGTCACGGTTGACCGGCGATTGCGGCCGGAGACCATCGTGTTCGACAGCCGCAGGCTCGACCCCGCAACGCACGCGCGCCTGTATCTCACCGCCAGCAGCGGCCCGCTGGTCATCCAGGGAGCCACGTCGTCACGGCTCGCCGGCGACGACGGAAACCCGGCGGCATCCGGCGCGTGGGCAAGCATCGGCGGCACGCTCACCTACCAGTGGAGGAACGGCCGGCCACTGCTCCGCAACGAGGTGACGTTATGGCCGCTGCCAGTCGCCGCAGCTGCCGTCGCCACCTGGGCAGACATGGGCTCATGGCCCGTCACCTGGACTCAGGCGGCGTTCACCTTAGCTGAACTCGCGCTGATTCACGACTACCAGCAACAAACCACCATGGAGGAATCATGAAGACCACGGACATCTACGGACTTCCATACATCGAGGCCGGCGACCTCGTATCCGCCGCGCCGGCGCAGTTCAAGACCATGGCCGAGGGCATCGAAACCGCTCTGGCCGAGGTCGATTCACGCAACACGCCGGCCGGGGTGAAACCCGTCATCGCGACCACGCTGGAGGCGCTGGCCGCGCAGACCGGCGTCACCGGCCAGACCGGCTACGTCACCGCCGACACGACGACGGCGAACAACGGCCCGTATTTCTGGAACGGCTCCGCGTGGCTCCCCTACGCGACCGGCGGCATGCTGGACGATTTGCGGAACCAACTGACACAGGGTTATGAGTCCGCGAAATTCACCTGGCAGAACACCGGCAGTTTCCAGCCGGACGCCTACGGCGGCGGAATGGAAATCGTCGTGGACAGGGCCAACCGCCTGCTGCACGTGCATCTGAGCGGCTTCAAAAGCACCGTGTCGCTGTCGGCCGGTTTCCCGGTCTTCCACTACGCATCAGGGCCGAAGCCATCCAGGGCCGTGAGTCTCGGCTGTCTCTGGTCCATTCCCGGCAGCAACTTCGCGAAACAGGCGACGTGGAACACCGACGGCAGCGTTTCGGTAATCGGCGGCATGGAGTTCAACGACAGGTGCCTGCACACGCCGCGAACGCTGCCGATACCGGCCGGCGTGACGTTCGCCTAGTCCCACCAGGCGAACCAGCAGAAACTCACCGCGTACGTCGTGGCCCACGTGTTCATGAGGTTGTTGCGGAACCGCACCCATGCCGAACCGGGTCGCAGGGACCACAGGTAAGGCACTATGTACACCGTGGAATCGTCGGATTGGTTGTCGATTCGCAGTCTCGTGACGACCATGCCCGCCGGTTTGGTCGTGTGGGACTTCCACGAGATTTCCGCCACGGCGTCGCCGTTCGTCTGTCCGCTGAACGTGCCGGACTCATAACCCTGTGAACCACACCCCCGATGAAGGGAGATCATGACCGAGAACGTAATCATCGCAATAGTCGGCGCTGTCGGCGTCGTCGCCGGCGCGTTCGCGCAGCAGCTCGTGACGGCGGCACGCGACCGTATGGAAGCGTACCGGCTCGCGCAGCAGATGCAGGCCGACAACGCGCTGCTGTGGCAATGGAACCGACAGCTGGTTGACCACATCTACAAGGGATTGGGGCCACCGCCGCCCGAACCCCCTGAAAACCTTTTCGACCACGACGACTGACGGAAGGAGAGAAACATGGTCGGATACGCGAAGGCCGTGTGGCGCGGCAGCCCGAACCACTATCAAGGCCGCAACGGCTACAAGGTGACGCACATCACGCTGCACATCATGGTCGGCTCGCTCCAGGGCACGGATACCGTGTTCCAGCGATCCAGCTACCGGGCGTCCAGCACCTACGGCGTCGGCACAGACGGCACCGTCTACCAGTGGGTTGACGAGATCAATGGTGCCTGGTGCGACGCGAACATGGCCAGCGACTGCTCAGGCATCAGCATCGAGCACGCCGGCGGTATCGCCGGCATCGCGCCGACCGACGCCGAATATGAGGCGTCCGCGCAGCTCTGCGCGGATATCGCCCGCCGTTACGGGTGGACGAAGCTGTGGCACGACGAGACCGGCAACCGCACCGGCAATATCGTGCTGCACCGCGAGGTGCCCGGCACGGATCACGCCGGCTGCCCCGATAGGGCCGTGAACGGCCTGGACGTGGCCCGCGTCATCAACAGGGCGAATCAGATTCTGAACAACCAAGGAGGAACAGACATGAGTTGCGCGCTTAT